CGGATCCACGACACCGTGTTCCTGGCGTTCCTCAACGACCCGTACTCCAAGAACCTCAAGCTGAAGGAGCTGGCCCAGGACCTGCTCGGCATGGCTCCCGAGGAACGCGACGCCATCCGCGAGTGGGCCATCGCGCAGAAGCTGATGCCCAAGTCGCGCAAGGAGGCTGGCGAGTTCATCCACCTGGCGCCCGGCAAGCTGGTCGGCACGTACGCCAACGGCGACATCATCCGCACCAAGAAGCTGTTCGAGCTGCTGCACCCGATCATCGTGGAGCGTGGCATGTCGGCGTCCTACGACCGCGAGCGCCGCCTGCTGCCGGTGCTGATGGAGAACGAGAAGGACGGCGTGCCCACGGACCTGGCCCTGCTGAGATCGGACGCTAAGAAGTACGGGTCCGCGGCCGACGCCGAGAAGTTCGGCACGCCGGAGATGTTCAGCGGCGGCGCCATGGACCAGTGCGACGAGCTGCTCCGCAAGCAGCTCAAGACGCCGGGCCTCAACGTGGACTCGGACACCGAGCTGGCGGCCGCGCTCATCAAGGCCAAGAAGGCCAAGGAGGAGAACTTCTTCACCACGCCAGGCGGCAAGATCAGCACGGCTAAGGACTCCATCCTGAACGCCGTGAGCGACCAGAAGGTGCTGGGCCTGCTGCAGTACCGGTCGAAGCTGTCGACGGCCAAGAACACGTTCCTGCTGCCCTGGCTGCGGGAGTCGGAGCTGGCCAAGGGCCGCGTGAGGCCGTCGTGGAACCAGGTCCGGCAGCACGGCGCGGGCGGCGACGCGGGCGCCAAGACCGGCCGGCTGTCGGCCTCGCGCTTCATGAACGTCCCGAAGCCGTTCCTCGAGAAGGCCGGCAAGTTCGTCCACCCCGCGTGGTCCGGTCTGCCGGTGCTGCCCGAGGTGCGGAAGTACCTGCTCCCCGAGAAGGGACACCTGTGGGGCAAGCGAGATTACATGCAGCAGGAGATCCGCATGCTTGGCCACTTCGAGGACGGCGCGCTGCTCGAGGCCTACGCCGACGACCCGTACATGGACGTCCACGAGGTCGCCACCAGGCTCATGATGGAAGAGCACGGCATCGACACGAACCGGGACCAGATGAAGACGATCGGCTTCGCGCTGATCTACGGCATGGGCCTGGGCTCGCTGGCCGAGCGGCTGGGCGTCGACGCTCTCACGGCCAAGCGCCTGAAGGCCGCCTACCTGGCCCTGTTCCCCGGCCTGAAGGACCTGATCGCCGACCTCACCGGCATCGGCAAGGCCGGCATGTCCATGCGGACCTGGGGCGGCCGCGAGTACTTCGTCGAGCCCGCCGGCTTCAGCGAGAAGTTCGGCCGCATGATGAGCTACGAGTACAAGCTCATCAACTTCCTCATCCAGGGCTCGTCGGCAGACTGCACCAAGGAGGCCATCATCCGCTACCACCAGGCCAAGCGGGACGGCATCTTCAAGGTGACCGTCCACGACGAGCTGAACATCTCCGTCCCCAAGGCGGCGATCAAGCGCGAGATGCTGCTGCTGCGCGAGGTCATGGCCTCGGTGGAGGTGGACGTGCTCATGCTGTCGGACGGATCCGTCGGCCCGAACTGGGGCTCGCTGGAGAAGCTGAAGGAACCCAAGCTCACAACCCGACCCGTTCTGGAGCTTGCGTGATGCGGCTGTGCACCTTCGACTGCCTGCGCTGTGGCAGGCCCATGACCGCGGACATCGACAAGAGCGACGGGCTCTGCGATGTCTGCTACCCCGATCCCACTGCTGAACTCAAGGAGAAATTGAATGCCGATCGCACCCAAGGCCAAGGCGGCCCAACCCATGGTCTTCACCGCGTGGAGCTTCTCACGCCTGAACGACTACCGACAGTGCGCCAAGAAGGCGTTCTACAAGCATATCATGAAGCTGAAGGAGCCCGGCTCGCCGGCACTCGAGCGCGGATCTGAGGTGCACGAGGAGGCTCAGGTCTTCGCCCAGAAGACGGCGCGCGTCAAGTGCCCCGAGTCGCTTGAGACCTTCGAGGCCGAGTTCCGCGTGCTGCAGAAGAACCGCGCCACGCTGGTGACCGAGCAGCAGTGGTGCTTCGCCAAGGACTGGAACACCACGGGCTGGTTCGACGCCAACGCGTGGTGCCGGATCATCGTGGACGCGGCCTACGTCCGCAAGGAGGACAACGTCCTGGTCGTCATCGACTACAAGACCGGCAAGCTGAACGACCAGCACCTGGAGCAGCTGGACCTGTACGCGCTGGCCGGCCTGCTGCAGTACCCCGACGTCACGGCTGTCGAGGTGCAGCTCTGGTACGTCGACCACGGCGTGCAGCGGCCGGACGAGCCGAAGCTCTACACCAAGAAGGACGTGCTGACCCTCCAGAAAAAGTGGTCAGGCGCCGTCAAGGGCATGTTCGCCGACCGCGTGTTCCGCGAGAAGCCGGGCAAGGCCTGCACCTGGTGTCACTTCAGCAAGGGCAAGGGCGGCCCCTGCAAGTACTGAACCCCAACCGAAGAAGCTAGGAGAACCCAAATGCGAATCAACGTCTACAGCCAGGAGCTGACCGACGAGGTCATCGAGCTGGACAAGGTCAGCTACACCGGCCGCATCTACAAGGCCGCCCAGCTCGTGCTCCACTCGTCGGAGCGCCTGCACCATCCGCCAGAGGACGACGACCGGTCGGCAGTGACCTTCTGGCTGCCCGGATCGCCAGAGCGCTGCGAGAGCATGGCCAAGGCCTTCGAGCGCATCGCCTCGGTGTTCCGTGGCCAGGGCGTCCCAGGTCGTGTCGACTCCCGAGTGGAGCAGCTGGTGGAGGCAGTCGGCCGGTGGTACTCCCGGGCTGGCCACGACATGGGCGACGATCTGAACCAGGTGGCCAATGCCTACGTGCGGCTGCAGGCAGGCACCGGGCAGGCCACCGAGGCACGAAACGAGTCCCCTGCCGCGCTCGTCACGCCTCCGGGCGTGATGCTGTTCTCGGAGACCCTGGAGCCCGACCAGGAGACCATGGACGCCTTCGAGCGGGCCGGCCGGGAGAAGCTGATCCGTGAGACGGCCGAGGCCTGGAAGGCCAGGCCTGAGATCGAGACCACGCGGGAGATCAGCACCAGCGGCTACGTCGCCGTGCTGCCCGATCCGGTGGCTGATGACGCGCGTCGTGCCTACGACAACCGGTACCACAAGATCCGGGCCGAGGTCGGCTTCGATGCGTGGCTCAAGGCCTACCGCCACTTCGTGAGCCTGGAAGTCGAAGCCGTCAAGGGCAGCGACATCGAGGCGAAGGCCAAGGAGATCGAGGCCCAGCTGTGGGACGGGCCCGTCGGACCCACCAGCCACGTTCCTGGCGCATGAAGACCATCGGCCGCCTCCGCGAGGAGAAGGCCGAGGACAAGGCTTGCGAGTGGGCCGACCAGCGCCTGATCGCCCACACCAAGCTGAACCTGTTCGGGCGGAGGGGATGGCCAGACCGGTGCTTCTGGCTGCCCCTCCGTCCAATTCTCATCGAGTTCAAGTCCCCCGGCGAACCGCCCCGCAAGCTGCAGGGCCACATCCACCGACAACTGAAGGAGCTGGGCTATGAGGTCCACGTCTGCGAAACTGCCGAAGAAGCCAACGCCATCCTCGCTGAGGCCATCCCGCACCGCCGCGTCGAGCGAGCCCTCCACGCCAAAGGCCGGCCCCATCCCGTGGACGCCGGAGCCGTACCAGCTCGAGGCGGCGAAGTTCCTCGTGCAGCGCTCCTGCGGCGGCCTGTTCCTGGACCCGGGCCTGCGCAAGACGTCCATCGTCCTCGCCGTGCTCAAGACCCTGTTCAAGAAGAAGCTCGCCCGGCGCGCCGTGGTCGTGGCGCCGCCGCGGGTGTGCAAGAGCGTGTGGCCGGCCGAGGTCGCAAAGTGGGCTGACTTCTGCGGCCTCAGGACCGTGGTGCTGCACGGCACCAAGAAGGACAAGCTGCTCGAGGAGGACGCCGACCTGTACATCGTCAGCTACAACAGCCTCGACTGGTTCCTGGACGCGGAGAAGGTCAAGAGCAAGACCGGCAAGGTCACCGTCCGGGCCGGCATGCACAAGGTGAAGAGGCTCGGCGTCGACGTCATGGTCTGCGACGAGATCAGCAAGGCCCGCAACCCGAACAGCATGACCTTCAAGCTGCTGAAGGCGGCGCGCGACGAATTCGCCTACATCTACGGCATGACCGGCTCGCCGGCGCCGCGGTCGCTGCTGGACCTGTTCGGCATCATGAACATCATCGACGGCGGCTACTCGCTGGGCCCGTACATCACGCACTACCGCGCCGCCTACTTCTACCCCAGCGGCTTCGGCGGCTTCGACTACAAGCTGCAGCCAGACGGCGCCGAGCGGATCTACGAGCGCATCGGCGAGTTCGTCTTCCGCCTCGATGCGAAGGACTACATCAAGCTGCCGAAGCTGGTGGAGAACGTGGTGCGGGTCGAGCTGCCGCCGGAGGCGCGCAGGACCTACGACGACATGGAGAAGGAGTTCTTCGCCGAGCTCGAGGAGCAAGGCATCATGGCGGTGAACGGCGGCAGCGCCTACATGAAGTGCCGGCAGATCGCCAACGGCGGCCTCTACAAGAACAAGGAGCTGGACGAGCAGGGCATCGTGAAGAAGGGTGCCCGCGAGTGGTTCGACCTGCACGACGAGAAGGCGCAGGCCGTGGCCGACATGGTGGACGAGCTGAACGGCGCGCCGGCCCTGGTGGTGTACGACTTCCACCACGACCTGGCCCGACTCAAGAAGGCGCTGGGCGAGAAGACGCCGCACATCGGCGCGGGAGTGTCGCCCAAGGCGTCCGACGCGCTGGTGGAGAAGTGGAACCGGAACGAGCTGCCGGTCCTGCTCGTGCACGCCGGCTCGATGGCGCACGGGCTGAACATGCAGGGCGGCAACGCCAGCCACGTGCTCTGGCACTCGCTCACCGACAATTACGAGCTCTACGACCAGACCATCCGCCGCCTGCTGCGCTCCGGCAACGAGTCCTCGCACGTCTTCAGCCACCTCTTCGTGGCTGACGACACGGTGGACGAGATCATGCTGAAGCGCGCCGCCAAGAAGGCGCTGACGCAGAAGGAGCTCAACGACGCCATGAAGGAGTACACCCTCCGCCGCAGGAAGAAGGTCCGCAAGTAGATAATTGCCGGCTTTCCGAGTCGGCAATGCGCGCAGCAGTCCCAATTGGGATACTATCTCTTCACACCAAACAACTTTCTGCTTGGTGCGCTGGGAGCAAGAGATGAACATGACGAAGGCACGGGTTGACGCGATGGTGGCTGGGTCCTACAACCAGCACTTCGGCGGCAGCGGCGAGGCGATGACGCCGCGCAAGGCGGCCAAGCTGAACCGCCAAGACCGAGTCGCGCTGCTGCACGTGCTGAAGGTCAAGGGCTGCTCCCTCTACAAGGCGGAGGAGGTCGAGTCGGCCTTCGCCGCCGCGGTCAACGAACAGTACGAGGTCTGACATGAGCCTCATCAAGGCCATCGGCGCGCTGCTCGCCCTCCTCGGCGGCAACGCCCTCATCAAGCACGCCAAGCGGCGCGTCCGCCGAGGCAAGCACTACTCCACCGACGAGTTCTGACATGAACCACAACATGATGCTGCTCTGCGCCCGCAGCGCCAAGGCCGCGGCCGAGGTGATGACGGCGAAGGAGATGGACGCGTGGTACCTCGAGCACGTCGGCTACTCGCTGCTGGAGGACAACCCGGACTACACCCGCAAGGAGATGGTCCAGATGGTCGCCGCGAGCATGTTCTACGACACCATGCCCGAGGGCGTGGACACGCAGTGCGACGACGTGCCCATCACCGCCGGCATGATGGAGGCCGAGATGTGCCGCGCCATCTGCAAGGGGTACGAGCTGTGAGCCGCCGCATCGAGCCGTGGAAGCTGATGTCGCCTGTCGAGGCCGAGCAGTGGAAGCTCTGTCTCCACTACGTGGCCTCGGTCCAGTGGCTGCGCGCCGCCCACGAGGCCCGCATGCGCGGCGCCACCATCCACTTCATCAACGCCACGGACCGCTCGCCGGTTCCCGTGCAGAGGAGCCTGCTGTGAGATACGACAAGACCGAGCCGCGGCTCCGCATCGACCACAACCGCCACGTGGCGCTGGAGATCGGCCAGCACAAGGGCGAGTCCTTCTTCCTCGCGTTCGAGGGCAGCGGCCTGCAGCTGCAGCACTCGAGCACGAGCTCCTTCGAGCGGCAGTACCACAAGGCCCTCGACCAGCACCTGGGGGCGGCGGCGCTGCGCCTCCTGCACCTCAACCGCAGCGCTTACCTTCCCGGCGACGACGTCGCCATCATCCTCCTGGAGATCTACATGACCAAGACGCACGGCACCACCGACCTCAACGCCCTCGACATGAAGGGGCTGGTGCAGGTCTACAACGACCTCGCCAAGAACAACGGCAAGACCGAGGTCAAGGCGTTCAAGAGCAAGGCCGAGGCCATCGAGCGCATCGGCAAGCTGGGCGCCGCGGCGGTGCAGCCGACCCCCGAGCAGAAGGACAACAAGGCGAAGGCCGCCGAGGCCGCCGCC